CATGTTTGCCGAGCTCATGATCGAGGCCCACATCATGGACCAAAAGCGGCGCAGCGTCTGCGTGCGCGAGATTCAGAAGTCACTCAACCAGTCCGTCAAGCGCCTGCTCGAAACCAAGATCGAGGCCATGAATGCCGGGGCTTACTTCGAGGTGCAAGATGCCGTCATCAAGTCGCGCAAGGCCGATGGGATGATCATCTTCCAAGGGATGCAGAACCACACCGCCGAATCAATCAAGTCGCTTGAAGGCTACGACTGCGCCTGGGTCGAAGAAGCCCAAAGCCTGAGCCAGACCAGCCTTGATCTGCTCCGGCCCACCATCCGAAAACCCGAGTCCGAACTCTGGTTCACATGGAACCCGCGCCAGCACTCAGACCCCGTGGACTTCTTGCTGCGCGGCCCAACACCCCCCAAAGACGCCCAGGTCTTGAAGGTCAACTTCACCGACAACCCATGGTTTCCGCAAGTCCTCAAGGACGAAATGGAATATGACCTGCGCCGTGACCCGGACAAATACCAGCACGTTTGGATGGGCGGCTACCTCACAAACAGCAACACCCGCGTGTTCAAGAACTGGCGTGTTGATGAGTTCGAGGCACCGCCTGACGCCATCCACCGCCTTGGCGCTGACTGGGGCTTTGCCGTTGACCCCACCACGCTGGTGCGCTGCCACATCATTGGCCGCAACCTCTACATTGACTACGAAGCCTACATGGTCGGCTGCGAGATCGTCAACACGCCAGACCTGTTCATGACTGTGCCCGAGTCAGAGAAGTGGCCGATCGTGGCCGACTCAGCCAGGCCAGAAACGATCTCCCACATGAAGCGCAACGGCTTTCCCAAGATCATGACAGCCGTCAAAGGCCCAAAGTCGGTCGAAGAAGGCATCGAGTTTCTGAAGAACTACGACATCATCGTTCACCCGCGCTGCACCCACACCATTGACGAGCTGACCCTGTACAGCTACAAGACCGACACCCTAACAGGCAAAGTCCTGCCAGTTCTCGAGGACAAGAAGAACCACGTCATCGACGCCCTGCGCTACGCCTGCGAGGGCGTGCGCCGTGCAGGTGCAGCCAAGCCCGCCTCATTTACGCCATTGCCCACAGCGCACCGCTGGTGAGACAATCGCACAATTCACAAGGACACCCGACCATGGCCCGACTCTCCAACGACCAACGCCTGGCAAATCTGCACACCGAAGCCCTCACGCAGTTTGATGACGTTCAGTCAGCCCTGCGCGACGAACGCTTGCAATGCCTCCAAGACCGGCGCTTTTACAGCCTCTCTGGCGCTCAGTGGGAAGGCCCACTTTGGGACCAGTACGAGAACAAGCCCAAGTTCGAGGTCAACAAGATCATGTTGTCCGTCATCCGGGTGGTCAACGAGTACCGAAACAACCGCATCACCGTGGACTTCGTAAGCAAAGACGGCCAGGAAAACGACAAGCTTGCCGATGTCTGCGATGGCCTCTACCGCGCAGACGAACAAGCATCCGTGGCCGATGAGGCCTACGACAACGCATTCGAGGAAGCAGTCGGCGGCGGCATTGGGGCGTGGCGTTTGCGCACCGTCTATGAAGACGAGGAAAACGACGAGGATGACCGCCAGCGCATCCGCATTGAGCCCATCTTCGACGCCGACAGCTCGGTCTTCTTTGACCTCGGGGCCAAGCGCCAGGACAAGTCAGATGCCAAGTTCTGCTTCGTCGTTACCAGCATGACCCGCCAGGCCTACAAGGACACTTGGGGCGACAACCCCACCGACTGGCCAAAGATCATCCACCAGTACGAGTTCGACTGGTGCACCCCCGATGTGGTCTATGTGGCCGAGTACTACAAAGTCGAGGAAAAGACCGAGACCGTCCGCATCTTCCAAGCCATCGACGGCACCGAGGAACGCTACACCCAAGCCGACTTCGCCAACGACGAGACCCTCGAAGAAACTCTGGCAGCCATCGGCACGGTCGAGGTGCGCCAAAAGCGGGTCAAGCGCAAGCGCGTGCGCAAATACATCATGTCTGGTGGCCGCATCTTGGAAGATGCGGGGTACATCGCAGGCAAGTGCATCCCGATCGTGGTGGTCTACGGCAAGCGGTGGTTTGTGGATAACGTCGAGCGTTGCATGGGCCATGTGCGCCTGGCCAAAGACGCCCAGCGCCTCAAGAACATGCAGTTGTCCAAGCTGGGCGAGATCAGCGCCCTGTCCAGCGTAGAAAAGCCCATCCTGACCCCCGAGCAAGTGGCAGGCCACCAAGTGATGTGGTCCGAGGACAATCTCAAGGATTACCCGTATTTGCTCATCAACCCGATCACCGACCAAAATGGCAACCAGGCCGTCTCAGGGCCGGTGGCTTACACCCGCGCCCCCAACATCCCCCCAGCCATGGCCGCGCTCTTGCAGATCACCGAAACCGACATGCAAGACATCCTTGGTAACCAGGCCGGGGCCGACAAGATGGTCAGCAACATCTCGGGCAAAGCCGTCGAGATGATCCAGTCTCGCCTCGATGGCCAGGCCTTCATCTACATGTCCAACTTCGCCAAGGGCATGAAACGATGCGGCGAGATCTGGCTCTCCATGGCCAAGGACATCTACATCGAGGACAAGCGCAAGATGAAAACCATCGCCCAAGACGGACAGTCCGGCATGGTCCAACTCATGCAGCCTGCCATCGACCAAGAAACCGGCGCGATGGTCATGGAAAACGACCTGTCCAGCGCCACCTTTGACGTGGTGTCCGAGGTCGGCCCATCCAGCACCAGCCGCCGCGACGCCACCGTGCGCTCCATCACCGGCATGTTGCAAATGACCACCGACCCCGACACCGCCCAAGTGCTCACAGCCGCTGCCATGATGAACATGGAAGGCGAAGGCCTCAGCGACATCAACGCCTACTTCCGCAAGAAGCTGCTCCGCATGGGCGTGATCAAGCCTACCGATGACGAGGCCCAGGAAATGATGGCCGAGCTGCAAGGCAAGCCACAAGACCCCAACGCCGTCTACCTGCAAGCCGCAGCCGAAGAAGCCACAGCCAAAGCCGCCCAGGCCCGTGCCAACACCGTCAAGACCATCGCAGACGCCGAACTCAGCCGGGCCAAGACCGTGGAAACACTCAGCAACGTGGACATGGATTCTCAAGACCACGCCCTGAATTTGGCCGAGCAAATCGGCGGTCTCGTTCAGCAACAAACACAGCCAGTTGTCAATCAGCCCACAATTGGGTGACAATTGCACACATACGGTCCCCGCCCAGCCGTTTTAATGGGTGAGTTGCACAGGGTCAAAGATGAATCAAAAGGCAGATCAGGAGATCGAGAACAACGACGATGACACCATCGTCCTCGAAGGCGAAGACACCCAACAGCCCCAAGCGCAAGCCGAAGGCGAACAGGCCCAAGCCACCGAAGACGAAGGCGACAACGACGATGTGATCGTGTCCATTGGTGAGGAAGCGCCACCTCCCGAAGAACAACCAGCACACGCGCCCGAATGGGTCCGCGAGTTGCGCAAAACGAATCGAGAACTTCAGCGCCAGAACCGAGAACTTCAGAGCAAGCTCCAGACCACATCGACCGAGACCAAGCCAGTCGTGTTGGGAACCAAGCCAAAGCTCGAAGACTTCGACTATGACGCCGATCAATTCGAGACAGCACTGGCCAATTGGTTTGAGCGCAAGCGACAAGCCGACGAAGCCAACGCCAAGCAAGAAGCTGAAGTTATGACTCAGCAAAAAGCCTGGCAGGCCAAACTGGAGGGCTACGGCAAGGCGAAAGCCGAACTGCGAGTCAAAGACTTTGAAGACGCCGAGGCCGTGGCTCAGGAGTTGTTCAACGTCACCCAGCAAGGCGTGATGTTGCAAGGCGCGGATAACCCCGCCTTAGTCGTGTACGCACTTGGCAAGAACCCCAAGAAGGCAAAAGAGCTGGCCGACATCAAAGACCCCGTAAAGTTTGCTTTTGCGGTAGCGAAACTGGAGAAAGACTTGAAAGTGACCAACCGCAAAGCAGCCCCACCGCCCGAACGAGTCGTGTCCGGCACAGGCCGATCCTCCGGGGCGGTGGACTCAACCCTCGAACGGCTGCGCGAAGAAGCCGCCCGCACTGGCAACATGACGAAAGTCATCCAGTACAAGGCCCAAAAGCGCAGCGCCAAATGACCATTTTTTAAGGACACACCATGTCTAATGCATTTTCCAAAGAAGAACGCGTTGCGTTTGAAGACATCCTCGAAGGCTTCCAAGACCTCCTGGTCCTGAGCCGCAACGTCTCGGTCTACAACACAGACCAGACCATGATGGAGCGTGCCAACAACACCATCTGGCGCCCAATGCCCTACATCGCTCAGTCGATCAACAGCACCCCAGGCTCCAGCATCTCCAGCAGCTACCAGAACATGACCCAGCTGTCGGTCCCCTCGACATTGGGCTTCAGCAAGACCGTGCCTTGGACAATGACCACCTTGGACCTGCGCGATGCCCTGCAAGAAGGCCGCCTGGGTGACAGCGCCAAGCAAAAGCTGGCATCCGACATCAACGTGGCGATCATGAACACCGCAGCCGCCCAAGGCACGCTGGTCGTTCCCGTCTCCACCGCCTCCGGCGACTATGACGATGTGGCCTTGTGCGACAGCTTGATGAACGAGCAAGGCGTTCCAGACTACGATCGCTTCTTGGGTCTGTCCAGCCGCGACTACAACGGCTTGGCCGGAAACCTGTCGCAAGCCAGCCGTTCTTTTGGCAATGCCAAGTCGGATCGTGCCTACGAGCGCAGCTTCGTCGGTATGGTTGCAGGCTTCGACACCTACAAGTTCGACTATGCCAACCGCATCGCAGCAGCAGGCGGCGGCACTACGACCATTGCCACCAACGGCTCGCAAGTTGACTACGTGCCCCAGGCTACCTCCACATCCGTGGGCGGCCAGATCAACGTGGACAACCGCTACCAGACCGTCACCGTGTCCAACTCGGTCGGCGTGGTTGCAGGCGACTGCTTCACCATCGACGGCATTCAAGCCGTGCACCACATCACCAAGCAATCCACAGGCCAGCTGAAGACGTTCCGCGTCATCAGCGTCCCAGCCGGTGGCACAACCTTGGTGATCAGCCCCCCCATCATCGGCGCGACCAGCTCGCCCACCGATGCCGAGTTGCAGTACAAGAACGTGGAAGTGGTCTCCGAGTCGGCAACCGCCAACATCAACTGGCTCAACATCGCCGCCTCGAACATCAACGTGTTCTGGCAGCGTGACGCGTTGGAAATCTTGCCCGGTCGCTACGCCGTGCCTTCCGATGCTGGCACAGCCGTGATGCGTGCCACCACCGACCAAGGCATCGAGTTGGTGATGCAGAAGTTCTACGACATCGACACCATGACCATCAAGTACCGCCTGGACACCCTGTTCGGCGTGGTCAACAAGCAGCCAGAGATGTCCGGTATCTTGCTGTTCAACCAAGCCTAATCAGGCCAACAAAATTGAAGGGGCTTCGGCCCCTTCTTTTTCATAGGAGTTCGCACCATGCCACTGACCAAAGGCTACTCGGCCAAATCCATCGGCAAGAACGTCTCGAAAGAAATGAAGGCAGGCAAGC